TTATCTTGTTTCTCAAGGACCTGATTCTATTAGTAAAGACATTTATGCTGAAACTTTTATACCATACAGAACAGCACAGTTAGCATTAGCAAATTATACAAGAGTTAAGATTTCTGTACCTGGTGATCCAGGCCTTACTGTTGGCACAAACCTTAATTTATCTTTATTATCTAAAAACCCGAACAACAAAGAGCCTGATCCGTTTTATTCTGGAAAATATTTAATTACAGCAGTTCGTCACATGATTACAATGAATGAATACAAAACTGTGCTTGAGATTACAAAAGAGAGTACAACTAAACAATATGCTTCACCAGATAACAATTCTGCTTTGTGGCAGAATACAGTTAGAGGAATTACATAATGTCTAAAATGATTAACAACTTTGCCGGGTTAAATGGTTTTGTTTGGTGGGTTGGTGAAATAGAAACCAGAATTGATCCATTAGGTTTAGGTCGGTGTCAAGTTCGTATCTTTGGTTGGCACACAAAAAACAAAGAGTTAATACCTACAGCAGATTTGCCGTGGGCTCAACCCATATACCCAATAAATAATTCAAAATCGTTTTCTGCACCAATGATAGGAGATTGGGTGGTTGGATTTTTTATCGATGGAGAAGCTGGCCAATCTCCTATAATGTTTGGTGTAATGCCTGGTCTTAAACAATAGGAGTTAAAATGAACGCTCGTGATGGAATTGTATTATCCAATGATATAAACAGAAAAATAGACGCTGGTACAGTTACAGCTGGCCAAGCACAAGGTTATATTGATGAATTGACACCTTATTTGGATTTTACAAATCTTGCTAGTAATATTCAATACACTATTGACCGATTGAAACAAATAAAAGCACCAGTTACGCCAGTAAAACCAAATCTTGGAACAGCAGAAAAACCACCAGTAAGTCCTTATACAGGCATATTTAATGGTACTGGCCAACCTACCACTCCTGCGCTTGGCATAGGTCGGGTTGCTAATACTGCAATTTCATTTACAAATAGTACTTTATCACACAACTGTGATTTTGCCACAGACCTTATTAAAAATAATAAATTAAAACAATTTTTAAATGCTCAAGCAAATAATATTAGAGATGCGATTCGGGCAGTGATGAGAGCATTGGGTTTTTCTGATGCAACAGGAGAAAGTCAATGGTTGTTAAGTAAACTTAAAGCAATTACTAGAGCATTAAAATATATACAAAAAAATGTAATACAACCTATTCTCGATTTTGAAGCTCTTGTTATTAAATATGTTAAAAAAATACAAGAAATTATTGCTTATATTTTAAGTTTACCTGCAAGATTATTGGCTATGTTACAAGATTGTTTAAAAAGGCTTTATGCAGCAGTAGGTAATGTTTTGACCGATATTGTGGGTGGCGGTGGCGGCGGATTTGGTGATGAACTTAAAGCTGCTAAAGAAGTTGCTCAAACATTTAATCAAACTCTTTCTATGGCAGCAACAGCAGCTGCAGGTGCTGTAGCGGTTTCTAGTGCAGTTACTCAATTACCTAATGTTGCAACGCAGTTTAAAAAAGGTATATAATGGATAATCCATCAACAAATTTATGGACACAACCTGAATCAGCAGCTAATGCCGATACGAAGCCAGAATACCCATATAACAACATACAACAAAGTGAATCTGGACATTCGTTTGAGATGGACGATACTCCAACCCGTGAGAGAGTTCGGATATCTCACCGTTCAGGCACTTTTATTGAGATGCAACCCAATGGTGATGAGGTGCACAAAGTTTATGGTACTGGTTACGAAATTACGGTTAAAGGTAAAAATGTGGAAATTAATGGTACTTGTAATATTACCATTAATGGGGATTCAAACATCCATGTTTTAGGTAATAAAAATGAAATTATTGATGGCAACTATAACCTTCAAGTAGTGGGTGACATGATTGCCAGAGCTGCAGGAACCAACGGTATGCAGTTAATCTCGGATAACGACATGACTATTCAATCTTCTTCAAGTTCGACCGGGGCAATGTACCTGTCAGCTGGAGACCACATATACATGGCATCAGACTTAGAAGTTGGTGGTGCAATATCTGGAGATACCATTTCGGCCGAATCTCGTATTAATGCCGGTACCGGATTGTATGCCGGACCACTTGGTGTTTATTCAGTAGGACCAATTACTTCTTTGATATCGGTACAAGCACCGCTTGGCCAATTTGGTATTATGGAAGCCACTTTGATGACTGATACTATTAATAGTAATATCTATAATACTCATGTGCATATTGGTAATAGAGGATTCCCAACTAGCCCACCTTTGACTGATTTCTTCGGAGTTTAATTATGGCAACAGTAAACAATGCTTCAGGAGTATATGCGACATTAGGTTATAGCTTTAGTGACCCAAATGGTTATGTGGATCCACTTTCAGCTAACGCTGTTGGTCATTTAGAAAAACAACCTGCTTTTATTCAAACGTGGCAAGCACAAGATATTGCAAATAACGCCGTAAGTGGATATTTTCAAAATCCTGTACTAACTTATGTAAATACAATTCTTACAACCGCCAATACAATTGCGGCCAATCTTGCTGTAGCCAATTGTGCGAATTTAGTTAGTGCACAAACTGCTTGTATTATTTTGTCGGCTACCGCTGTTGCTTTTAATGCACACACTAATAGATTATCTGGAATAACTGCGTTTAATGGTGAAGATATAACCAATCCCTATTATGAAACTGCAATTTCTTATGGCAAAACAGCACTATACATTACCAATCAAACAGATAACATAACCAATACATCGCCTATCTTGGGCAGTTTTGGTAGTATTCTAATTGGACCACAGATTAGTAATCAATCCAATACAATTTACCCGTACATTGCTTTGATTGCTAACAGTATTAGTGGCAATAGTAGTATAGGTTGTAACACATCATTAACAGCGGCACAAATTAACCAGATTGTATCGGACATATCAAATACCAACACTTTACTGTCATCTCAGAGAACTGCAGACGTAGCATTTTATGGAAAATTAAAAACATTTTCCGATAATTATAATACAGTAAGACAATTTTCAAGCTTAGGTGAAACTCAAACTTATCTGTTTAACAATTTTATTGGCACGAACAAGTTAATTACACGAATTAATTCATAGGAAGCGTCATAAATAATAAATGGCAACACTAACCAATCTTTATTCCGATTTAGACTTCACATTTAACCTTGTTCCTGGTTCGAAGGATGTTGCTCGGAGCTTTGATGACCAAGCGGTTATTCGTTCGGTTCGTAATCTTTTATTGACCAATTTCTATGAAAGACCATTTCAACCAGATATTGGCGGAAACATCGAAAAACTTTTATTCGAACCGGCCACAAATTTAACTGCCAGTTTAATTAAAAGTGAAATTGATAATGTTATAACAAATTATGAACCTAGAGTACGAATAGAAGATATTACGGTTACTGGTAATATTGATGAAAACTCATTTACAGTTAATCTAACATTTTACATAGGAAATAATACCTTGCCAACATCGGTAAATCTACTTCTTGAAAGGTCCAGATAATGGCATCTTCAAACAACAATATTCAATTAACTGAATTAGATTTCAGTAATATTAAAAACAATTTTATTGCTTATTTGCAATCACAAGATGCCTTTAAAGATTATAACTTTCAAGGTTCTGCCATGTCTGTTCTTTTGGACATCTTGGCATACAATACACAATACAATGCTTACTATTTAAACATGGTAGCAAATGAAATGTTTTTAGATTCTGCTCTGCAAAGAAGTTCGGTGGTTTCTCATGCAAAGTTATTAAATTACATACCAAAATCGGCCATTGCACCAACAGCATACATTAATGTTGCGTTTACTGGTGTTACATCTAGTTCTTTTACTTTACCACGTTATAGTAATTTTATATCCGAATCGGTTCAAGGCGTAAATTACAATTTTGTTTCTACTGATGCAACGACTGTTACAACTTCTGGCAGTACTGCCAATTTTACCAATTTGCAAATTAAACAAGGTATTCCGGCAGTATACACTTATACAGTTAATTCAACGACCAATCCAAAATATGTTTTTGAAATTCCTGATTCAAAAATTGACACCACATCAATTCAAGTTACGGTACAGGAAAATTCATCAAATACCTCTTATACAACTTATCAACCGGCCGGCAGTTTTTTAACTTTAACGCCAACTGACCAGGTATATTTTTTACAAGAATCATTAAACGGTAATTATCAAATTAGTTTTGGTGATGGAGTATTAGGTTATCAATTACAGGACGGAAATATTGTTGTCATTTCTTATATTTCAACTGATGGTACAATGGCTTCGGGTGCAAATAGTTTTGTTTTGATGGATAATATTGGAGGATTTACAAGTTCTTCTGTAACTGGAGTTATCCCAGCATCACAAGGTGGTGATAAAGAATCAATTGATTCAATCAAATTTCAAGCGCCTAAAGCTTACGCAGCACAGAATCGTGCAGTAACTAAAGAAGATTACATTACTGCTATTCAGCAAAACAATTTAGGTTTTGCTTTTGATTCTGTTTCTGTGTGGGGCGGACAAGAAAATGAATCTCCAGTTTTTGGTCAAGTGTTTATTTCTATGAAACCAGAAGGTTCTTATCTTTTAAATGATGCTCAAAAACAAAGCATTATTAATAATATTATAAATCCTATTAGTGTATTGACGGTAACACCTACTATTGTGGATCCAGATTTTACTTACATAAACGTTTCTGTTAATGTTGTTTATAATCCAAATAAAACAACAAAAACAGCATTACAAATAGAAACTGGTGTAAAAGCAGCAATTGCGGCATTTGCAAATACTTCTTTAAATACCTTTAACTCAACATTTAATGGATATGATTTATTAAATACAGTTCAGAATTATGATTCTTCAATTGTTAATAGTGAATATTCTTTAAAATTACAAAAAAGAATACTTCCAAGTTTAACCAATTCATCAACGTATAATTTATATTATAATACTCCATTGCAAAAAGGTGTATTATTAAGTGGTGTTTCTAGTTCTCCTGCTTTGCAATTTACTAACCCAGCAAATACACAAAGTATTATTGATGGAGTATTCTATGAAGAAGTTCCAGCAACAACTTATGGCGTTGATAGTATATCTGTATTAAATCCAGGATTTGGTTATCAATCTGCGCCAATTATTACTATTTTGGGTGATGGCCAAGGTGCAACGGCTCATGCAGAGGTTGCTGGCGGAACAATACAAAAAATTGTTGTAGATACTTCAGGCAATAATTATACCACTGCTATTGTAACAATTACTCCGGTCAACGGTGACACAACAGGTCAATTAGGTGCAGCTGTTGTTAACCTACAAGGTCGTTATGGAACATTAAGAACGTATTATAATAACGCAACAAATGTTAAAACAGTACTT